CTCCAGCCATACTCGATTGCCAGGCGGCGGCGGCCTGAACTGATCCAGCCAGAGCCGCACCAACCGCCATTCCCGCCAGCGCCACACCGGTCATTGGGTTAGCCAGAACATTTAGGACGGTTCCGAGTGCGCCGAGGTCCATCGTTGCCGCTTGCGTTCGCATTCCCATCTGGCCTAACGCAGAGTTGACCCTCTGCGCGCCGCTGGCAAAGCCGCTTGCGTCAAGGTCTGTGGCCCATTTTAGTGTATCGCCAAACATCGGAACCTCCCAAAATTTTAGATTTTATTTGCGTCGTCTACTTCATCCCAAAAGTCATCTATCGAGTCGAACCGCTCCATGCCGGGATGCTTGCGGTCGTCATCGGACTTCTTCAGAGCCTTCTTTTGGGCTTCATTATCGGCCCGGATGAGACTGTTTAGGATGTGGTGGTCACCCAAAATCTTGTCTTCAGGCGTAAGACTTTCCCAAAAAGATTTGCTAAAGTAGCCGTACTCTTCATACGCTACTATCATTGGTCCCTTTGGACCGAACGCCCTTACGTTTCTTCCCACCATCTGCATTATCTTCGTTTTCGCTATCGGCGGAGTCGTCGCTTGCGCCGGGAAAGCAAAGAGCATGCAGCCGCTTGAACTCGCCCTCTCCTATCAGGCTGATCCGGATATCTCTCGGGCCGGGCTCCACACCGTCTAGATCGTTAACTATCTGAATATTCTTCAGAGCAAGGGCGTTCATCTTTGGCAGGATGTTCTTTGCCCACTTGCTGAATTTGAAAACTGGTTTCCTCTCGCCCTTCTTGATCGGGGTGCCGTCCTCGAACTCCAGGCTGGAGGCGATGGACTGAGGCAGGTAGCGGACCTTTACTCTGATCGGGTTGCCATAATCATTTTTGGCTAACAGCTCTAAGATGGTGGTCTCTTCCTGTATTCCCTTTCCCTGTGCTTCGGCCAGAGCCTCTAAGTTGAGATCTGGATCTATAACATCATCAAAATCTTTGGACATGTTTTGCTCCCTTTAATTCACATATTTTTATCAATACTAATCTGACCTAAAAAGGTATAGGGAGCCCGCTCGGATTTCGGATCGCCGAAACCGTCATCGCAGACTCGCCCTAGCTATACGCCGGCGTCTTGGTGTTCCTCAGGGTCATTGATGCCTTGGTGCCCCCTACGCCGCTCTCATGGTACAGGCTGATCTTCGCCTTGTAGAAGTCGGTGCTGTCGGAGAAGTTGTGGTCCTCTATGACATTGGTCGGGCTGGTAAATTCGATCATCCTCTGGTAGTGGCTGAATCCAAACCAGGTGTCGTTTACGCCCGCGCCAGTGGCCGCGCTGAAGGTCACTGTGACTCCATCGGAGAGGGTGATCGGAGTGGTGGCGATCGGTACGCCGGTCGTCCAGGACCCGCCATCTTTCCTCCATTTGAAAGTGTCTGTGGCGGTAGCAACTACTTCATAGTGTGCAGGAGTATCTGCCAGGCCAGCGGCATAGGCGCCGCCCCAGGTCACGGTTATGGGTGTGCCGGCGGTGCCATAGTTGGCCTGATGTGCATAGCCCCAAATGGCAGATGTGCCGGCCTTGGTCTGGTTGCCGAAGCACCGGACCCTGAATTTGGTTAGGGCCTGAACATCAGCTTGAGCCGTGGCCGTTGGTACGGTATCGCCGCCCTGCCTCCATCTCTTCCTTTCTACACCATCGACATCAATGTATTCTATTTCCATCGTGACATCGCGTTCGCCCTTCACTACAAGCCTGGGAGAACCGGACCCAGCCGGGACAGGAGCCTTGCCGATAGCTCCATATGCGGGGTTCTCCTTGGAGGTGATGGTGATCTTTTCCCAGTAATTTTGGACGTTGGCCTGTGGGCTGCCGTACTCCAGGATGGTCTGTGCTGGGGGGATGAGCTTCGGCTTGTCTGTGGCGACATTGACGTAGCTAGGAGTTCCAAATGTCGAAGAGCTGACCATATCGGTGCCGGTGATGTCGAATACAAACTCAATGCTGCCGTTCTTGTCAATCACCATCTGCATTTGGTCGATGGTGCACATCCTGATAGATTGTGGATCAAGCGTGTCATAGAGCCACAGCGTAAAGGTTTTTATGGTGTCGTTGGCGGTAAAGACGTGATCGTATGCGGTTGACGATCCAAGCTCAGTACTGCAAGTGTCGGTGCCAAACGTGGCCAGCAGCATCTCTCCCAGGCCGTTGGACTCAATGAGTGCGGGCAGTGGGATGCTGACCTTGAAGGTCTCCGGCGTCCTGGTGCTGAGCACTGGATCGCGGTTTCCGGATACTCTTCTCTTGGTGGTGCCCTTTGTCGATGTCGGGGATACCTTGCCACCTGCGATTATGTAGATTGTCGGAGCAGCCGCCCTAGCGCCTGCCGTCTCAAAGGCGAGTGCGATCCTGCTGGTGGTTAGTGCCTGTGGGCCATCTGCCATTATTCATCCTCCTTAACTTTCTTGATCCTAATCTTTGCAGGCTCTTCAAGCGACTTGAGAAAGTCTTGCGTGCTCGAATAGCCATATCTCGCGGCGAAATCCTGAGCTGTCCAGCGCAGGCCCGAAGCGTCCTCGTACAGAGGCTCGCCGCCTTCGGGATAGATTACCGATATCGGTTTAGTCATCTATGAACCCCAACCTAAAAGTTCCAATCATCTCCACTCTATCCGAAAATGCCGGATCGTTGACCAGCCGAAACGTCCCCCGTCCGGTCGTGTAGACCGAATAAGAGACCCCATTCAGTGTTTTGGTCAGTGGCCTCTTCATGATCCGCATGATTTCATGGACCACGGACGCGATGTATGTATCATCGTCTGCCTTAGCGGTTACCGAAATTTCTATCAGTTGATCGTACATGCTGAGCCCGTGGTACGCGCAGCCTCCCAGGTCCTGGCTGGTCACATCCAGGTTCCTGACCCCTATGCAAGTCCGGTTTGTCTTCGTCAGGTGGTCGTCTGCATTCGTTCGCTGGAAGCCTGGGACGATCTCACCATCCACCATGCCGTTTAGGGTAGCGTCGTCCAAGAAGCATTGGCAGACCAAACCGATGTAGTTAGCGAAATTTGCCATTGTACCTCCGAAAGTTATTTAAGCTAAACTGGCAGAGGTGCCTCAGAAGCCATAATCGGCCCGGCACCTGCAGTTAGGATCGTTGCCAGGGAATTGCTTCCCGTTGGAGAAGGGCTTGTCTATCGGCTGCTCTTCTCCATCCATGGCCAGATGATCCTTGCGCGGGTTCGGGCCATGCGAATGCCGCCAGGTCTTGGTCGTGGCTCCGGCTTCGACTGCCAGGCCATGAGCCCCCCCATTGATCGCCGTAAACTTTTCTGTCCTAAATATAGTTCTCATCCGATATTCAGAGCATGGATAATTATCTCGGAATCGCTTTGCGAAGGTCCTTTCATTCAGGCCGAAATGCTGTTGCATGATTGGGACGATCCGCTTCAGATCGGTTTGGGTCAGCGTTTTGACAAGCTTGAAGCCTTCTTCTTTCATATATTTCTGAGAAATGGGATCCCAATCGAACTCCGAGAACTCCAAACCGAGCTGCGTGGCAACCTGGCGGGCCCCTTGCTTCAGCTCTATCAAGTTCTGCTCATTGAGGACAATGGCCGAAACCTGCCGATTCTTCTCAAGGGAGGAGGCTTTGAGCTTCTTCCAGAGCGGCGTCCCCCGGCCAAATCCGACCTTATTGGCGATCTCATCTTTCTTGGTTCCGGCGGGCAGGTCGAAGTATCCAGCTCGATGGAGGAGGCCCGTAACGTCCGGGCTCCAGCCTTCCAGGAGGTCTAGCACTGCCTTCTCTTCAGGAGTCATCTAGAAGCCTGCCATCATGCTAAACTCATCTATATTGCTGGCTGAGACGTTCTGAGTGATCGACCGCCCGAGGAGGCCAGCCGTGATGACCTTTTGGTAGATCTCTTCCATCTTAGGGCGGGCCCGGTGCTGGCCTATCTCGATTGGATGGTTGAGGGCCTCTTGGATGAAGTAATACCGCTCCGCCCCGTTGCTTCCCACGGTAAGCCTGATTTTGAGATCGCTTATCTGCTCGATGCTGTAATTGATGGAATGCAACCAGGCACCAGTAACGACATGCGGCGGAACCTGTGCCTGCGCTTCTTGCTTTGCGGTTTGACCCATCTGGATGGCCGCAGTCTTTTGGGCTTTCTTGATGCTCTCCAGGGAACGGGTCATCTTCTGCATGGCTTCCCCCATGTTCAGGAACTTGATAGAGGCCATGTCACTTCTCGTATTCCTTCAGAATCCAGCCATCGTACTTCTTGCAGTGGATTTCTCCATCCAGCCCGGAATAGTCCCATTCAGGATCGCCGCTATAGGAATCTATCACTTGCATCTAGGTCGTCCCCGCCAGATGCTGCCAGATCTCGTATATCCCGAGCACTATCAGGCTGGCCAGAAAATAAATCAGTCTCAGGATAGGCTCGCGATAGGTCGCCCATATCGCTTGTTTCCCGGTCCGGACTCCTTCCTCGCGGGTCATCCAGTCCTTGAACTGGTCCACAGCTATGCGTATTTGAGATACATCATCTTTCATCTCGGGGAGGCTGGCGGCACATGCTTTCAG